ATGATCAGGTTATCCTTCTGATATTCATCTGAGTCCAACTCCAGTACATTGTCTGGGACCAAGATCTCATTATTTGGGCTAGGGGTGAAGGGATAATCCCTCTCTGTGTTAAATACCCAACCCTCAGTCTGTACAGACCGAGACACTTCATCGATTAGATTGGCGGCCATAACCACCATAGGGTTATCGTTGTCTACTCTGGTGACTGGAGCCATACCAATGTTAGACAGGACGATGTTGACTGCTGAGAGTTTTGTTAGTTTAGATGCCATTTTGGTTAAGGGGAATGGTAAGCCCCAGAGGGCCCGAAGGCCCCTAGGGAGTGATCGAAATGAGGATCAGGCAGCGCGGAGAGCACCAGCAACACCAGTGCGGAGATGGTCAGCGCCCATAGCGAGCTTACCGACGATCAGGTCACCCTGATACTGCACATGGAAATCGCCAGAGGTGGTCTCGATGCTGGGAGCGATAGCTTCCACAGTACCGGCAGCTTCCTTGTGGAAGATCAGACCAGCCAGGTTGGTGATCGCGGGGCGGTAGGAAGCGTTGTTCTCACCGCTGGAGGTTGCGTCACCAGGATCAGTAGCCAGATTCACGCCATACAGGGAGGCGAGGACGTTGGACTTGTAGATCCGAATACCAGCAATGCTGTAGAGACCCTTACCAGAGTTCATGTCACCCTGGGTGTTACCGATCTCACGGTTGAGGATGTTGGTATCCACAGAGGAGATCAGGCTGTAGTACTGGCGGGGGCTCAGTACAGCGCAGCGTCCATCCATGGGAGCAGAGCGCTCGTCAAGCACAGCAGCAGCTTCGAAGAAGCCGTCAACCAGAGCTTGAGCGTTGTTGGTGTTAGCAGCACCGATGTTGACAGAGAAGCCACCATCTTGGCCAGTAACAGGAGCAGCAGCGATAGAAGCAGCAGCCAGCACGCGAGCGATGCGCTCGTCATAGTGGAGAGCCAGAGCTTCACCGATCTGCTTGGAGATCTCAGAGCGGGTGGACCACTGGGCCAGCACCTCATCGAGGTCGTAGACGAACTGGGAGGCAACCAGAAGATCATCCATGATGATGGTCTTCTCATTGCTCTTCAGACCGTCATCGCCCAGGATGGGGGTACCAGGGGTGTGGTAGCCAGCAGCCAGCTTACCGCTGAAGAGGAACTGCTTGCTCTTACCACCACGGAGAGCATAGTTACGAACCAGACCCTTGAAGATCGTGGCGTCATTGAAAGCGTTGAACACTTCACCGCTGAAGAGTTTCAGCGCTGTTGCATAACGGGTGTCGTAGTCCTGAGCAGCGGTACGTCCACCGTCTACTACGTTAGGGCCTACCCAGCCCGTGTTGATGTTAGTCATTGTTAGAAGAGTTAGTGTGTCGTTAGAAGTTGAACAAATTTGGCTTCTGACGTTGACACCTTTCAGTGAGAGGTATCCGCCTTAGCGGGCTCACTCTTACTCGTTATCTTTGTCTTTGTGCCTAGGTTTTTTACTTGCAAGTGCCAGATACAAAGCCTCTGACGGGGCTAATAACTAGAGGGGGAATCGAACCCCCACCCCCATTACAGGAGGTCTCCAGACCTAGCAAGTTTCTGCTCAACGTCGAGACGGTACGCTGGGTCAGTTTGGTAGCGAGGGTCAGCAATGGCACGGGCCAGCTCGGCGTTGGACCGAAAGCCTTTAGGTGCATTAGCTGCCTTCTTACCTGTCACCAGGGGAGCCTCGTTACCGTTGGCTGCCTTGTACCGATTGGACAGGGCCTCCACCGCATAACGGATGGCTGCGGGGTTACCGCTGTTGGTGACTTGGTTGTAGTTCTGGATCTCTGCTGGGTCCAGATTCTGAGCGGCCCATTGGACCATCTCACCATAAGCCTCAGCACCTCCAGCCTGCTGGATAATAGCGTTCTGCTCTTGCTGGGAGAGGGCCTGCTGCTGGGCCTGCTGGGAGGTCTTGGTATAGAACTCCATGTACTGTTTGATCAGGTCTTTCTGATCCATCTTGGACAGCTGCTCCAAGGTCTCCTCAGTCAGCTCACCAGTCTCAGTGTACTGCTTGGCTGCATCGTTGAAGACTTCGGGGGCCTCGTAGTCAGGCTCTTCTTCTGGTGTCTCCTCAGAGGCCTCTGGCTGCTCCTCTACGGGCTCTTCAGTGTCTTCAGGTGTCTTCTCACCTAACTTCTTCTGAAGCTCCAGGTAGGCCTTCTCAAGCTCAGCTGGTGTTTTGAACTTACCAGCGAGAGGCTCAGCCTCTGCCTCTTTCTGTTCGAAGTTACGGAGTCGATCCTCAGCCTCAGCAGCTGCGATCTTCTCCCCAACCTCTAGTGCTTTAGCCTCAGCCTCAGCTTGTGAGGTGTCAGCTTCATCGAATGGATTGAACTCGGTGGTGGCCATAGATTAGTGATAGGTGGTAGTGACATTACCGAAGGTGGGGCGGGTAACCTTCTTCTTCGGTGAATACTTGTTCTCATCAGGCTGGGAGGTACCAGTCACCTCGGTGGTGATCTCCTGGGTTACCTCTTTCTCTGTTACATCACGCTCGATAGCGATGGGCTCGACTCCCTTATCAAAGGTACCGTCAGAGTTCCTCGCTCGGCGGCGGGGCTTCCTGCTGGGCTCCGGCATCTTGTTGCTGCTCCATTAGTTGTTTGGTCATTGCCTCACCCATAGGAGACTTAGCCAGTTGGCCAGCCTGTCCGATGAGGGCTTGTTGTGTAGCATCCTGCTTCATCTGATCCATCTCCTGGCCCATCTGCTCCTCAGTCTTAACGAGGCCGAGGGCGTCGATACCAGAGGATGCTGCCAGGCGTTTGATGAACTCACCTGCATTGAGGTACTGGGCCATAGCCTCAGGACCCATGCCTTGGGCGATGGTTTGGACGAACTGGATGAGGGCTTCCCTGTCCTGGCCACGGCCAATGCCGTAGAGACCAGCCACCACCGTAGGCATAATGAGGCCTTTGGGGAGGGAGGGGAGTGCCTTGGAACGCTGCAATAGATGCAGCTTCCGATTGAGGTAGGGCTTGAGCAGCTCTGTGGTGAGTGATCCGAAGATCCCACCCAGCTGTTCGTTCAGCTCCTGCTGTGTTGCTTGGACCTCCATCGCTGTGGTCCGTTCAGACTGGCGTACCTGTAGCACCAGGAAGGCATCAGACAGGCGCTGGGTAAGGCTCTGGACCATCTCCATCACCGTACGGAAGTCAGCTGTCTTGCCCACCTGGACCACTGCCACGTCATCAGGACGGCCTTGGATGATGGATCCGTTCTGTGCTAGGGCCAGGGCCTGTGGCTTGGTTGTAGCTGATGGGGACACCAGGAACACAACCTTAGCAGCTGCTGCTGATCCCTCGACCATGGCCTTCATCAGGGCCTCAAGGGAGCGTAGGTCGCCAAGGAACTCCTCGACACGGCCACGCCCATAGGATTCACCATCCACCACGTTGAAGCGGAGGGGCATCCAGGGGCTGAACTTGAGAGGGGAGGATGACCTGGATCCGGGGATCTCCTTGCCATCACACTCCTGTACCCAGTGATGTTGACCATCTCTCAGCTGGACATAAGTGTAGACCTCAGCAGACTCAGTATCGCTGTGTCGCTTACCACTGCCAGCTACGCCCATCTTAGGGCCGTCCTCACCTACAGCATTAGAGTCTTTGATCTTACCATCAGCAGCTAGATCTGCTGTCTGGAACTCCTTAGGGAGCAGAGATCTGTCTACGATCTCTTTGGTTACGATCTCGATTACGTTACCGTCTCCGTCTCTGTTGATGACGAAGCGGTCAAGTGGATAAACCTTCAGGCTTTTCTTCCCTGCATACAGTAGTGCATTGCCAGTGATGATCAGATGCTTCACGGCAGCCGTCAGCTGTACACGGTCTGTGGTCTCAGAGATCTGTTGCATGACCACCCTCTCCATCTTGGCTAGGGATAGGTCAATCTCAGCTCGGACCTGCTCACCGTCCAGCTCTGGTACTTTAGCCAGCTCTGCATCGTTGATCTGCAGCTTAAAGAAGCTTGTGTTGATTGGGAATAGGCTCAGCATCAGCTTAGAGCTGAGCACGTTTACGCCTTTAGCTCCCACTGATTGATAGGGGCTGTGTAGCCTACCACCATCACTCAACCCATCCTCTGTGAGAAGGTAGGGAAGAGTGAGGGCAGCACACTCACGGCCCGTGTCCAGGAAGTCCTCACGCTCACTGCGGAGCGCTTGGTACCTGGCCATTGCGGGCTCTTTCATTTTAGGTAGGGATGTTCAGTGTTCCGGGCTTCTTACCACCAGGACGGAGAGCGTCCCCTGTGTTGAGGGGAATTGTTAGGGCTCCAGCTCCTGAGGATTGCTGCTGTTGTTGTTGACGCTTACTCTTTGCACCCTTGACCTTGGCACCCTCAGTGTCGTTGTCCACAAATGTCGGTGGTGGCAACGGAGTTTCCTGAGGGGGAAGCGGCGGTGGTGGTGGAGCTACTGGAGCCGGTGGTGGTGGCTCGGGTGATTTGGGCATCTTAGCGCCCCCTCCTCCCATACACATAGTTAATCTCCTAAGTTGGTATGTTTAGTTGGCTATCACCTACATTAGTAGATGATGTGGATGATAAGGTGGGGATGTTCAATGCAGTGGGTCTGGTTTTACCAGTACTACCACCACCGCCAATAGATTTACCAGACTTCTTAGTCTGGGCAGCAGCATACTGCTCCTGTGATGTTTTGACTAGACTTGGCGTAGGAACGGGTTGGGCTTGTGGTTTTGACTCAGGACCGTTGTTATCCCGTGGCTGATCTTTAGCGCGATCAAAGAGTGGGAATCCCAGACCATCTGTTTGAATCACCCCATCAACCCTTCGGAACTTTTCAAACTGACCATCACTCGTACCGCCGTCCATTCCTGGGCGGCCTGCTTGACACATTTAAGGTTCCTCCATTTTACTTAGGATGTAATCCACCACTGAGCGCTGACCAGATCGATACATAATCTGTTCAATGCTATCATTCGGTGATGGGGTGACGAGTGGATAGAGATCCTCCAGCTCCTTTCCAAGCCGCTCTAGGGCAGGCTCAGTGCCAAAGACATCTTGTTCTGTGAGGTTAGCCATATTGCGGTAGGTTGACATTACTTGCCTCGAAGAATGCAGGCATCCTGGCTCGCTGTGTTTCAGCTAAACCCTCAGCCTTGCCGTTGCGGTACAGACTATCGGACTGCTTGATCCAGAAGTCTTTGTCCAGGTACCTGTCCTCAGAGGTCCCCAACCCATCCATTACCCAGGCAACAGTGGCCCGGCGTAGCTTGTCAAGGTTGGGGGTGGACTTATAGCCGAGATCATGGGCGACCATGCCGTGGATGGCCACGTGCGTCTGCTCGTCCCTACTGATGTCGGAAGCCACGGTTCTAATACCGATGTCTCCATTGAAACGGAAGAAGGGTAACAGAACGAAGAACACCGACCTTTCGAGGATCGCCGTCTTAAGGATCGGATGCTCCGGCGCAGCGAGCCAGGTATCTCGAATGTTGCGAGCCTCTCTCTCGGCACGCTCATCGCTGCCGTGTACATCAACAATGTACTGGAGAGCAAGATCGTGCTTATCCTCATCTTTCATGTTGGATAGTAGGGCAGGGATGACACCTGGGTCATCAGGGAGATCTCTCTCCAATCCCTGGGCTAGCATCTCCTTCACAGGGAGCTCCAAGGTGCGGAGAGCTAAGGCTCGAAACAGAGCAGCCTCAGCCCCATCTTTAACCAGACCCTTGTCTACAGCGACAGGCGTCCAAGTACGCTTGCGTGAAATTACTTTAGTGTAGCTCGACATTGTTTTACGATCAGTCTTTCGTTGTGGTTTGCATAAGCGTAAGGGCCAATCCATGAGCCAAGCCCAGCCTCATTTAGGAGGATGATAGCTAGCTTGTCTTGGAGCTCAGGGGTGAACTTATCGTCCAGACTGATGTTGTGCCTCCTTACTAAACTGGCCAGGGTACGGCCAATGAATTGATAGCGACCCACAGCATGGAGCCGTCTCTGGTCCAGCCACTGCTGGTTGGTCAGGGTACGATCGTCATACTGTAAAGCCATGATCTCACCTACAGTCTTGTCAGTGAGGTTCTCTCCTGGGTAAAGCCCGGAGAAGTGACCACTATAACCAAGGACACCATGACCACCCTTGATACCTATCTGATTGACGGCATTATAGGAGCCTACGGGATCACTTTCATATTTTCCAATGACGTCTAGGGCATCCCTGCAAATAGAATTATGGGAAAAAGCAGGGAACTGTAGCCACAAAAAAAGGGGGGCCACAAGAGCCCCCCAAAGTGTATTCAGTTTCATTATTCGGCACAGCTTGAGCATATTCCATCATCAAAATTAAAGATATCAGCGTACTCCTCATCCATGATGGAGCTGGCATCATCCTTACGGAGGGTGTCAGGCATCACCTGGAGAGCATAGTAGAGGGAGGTCTGCGGACTGCAGAGCCAGTCTTGGATGAAGGCCTCATCATAGGTAACTACATCACTCCAGCTGTTGAAGCTGTAGCCATGGAAGAGACCAGTCAGGTGGAATGTTCTGACGATCTCATCAGCCACCAGTTTGTAGGCTTCCCAGCCAACCTCTGAGGCGATCTCCACATCACCGTAGGAGAAGCTCTCAACACCAAAGGTACCTGAGTCTCTGTCTACTTCACGAGCAATGGGTGGGGCAATCTCAGGGCAGGTGGTGTTCCCTCTGAGGTCGGTGTATCGGTACGAGCAGCTGGCTGTTGGGGCGATGGTGAATGCACGGTCCATCTTGTGATACCGAGCAACAGAAGAAGCACTAGCCACGGCGCAAACAAACCCCCGAGCAAGACACACAGCAGGTGTCTGTTCCAGTTCGTCATTACCAAGGTTGACTTCCCGAAGGGCTTCACCGAACGCTGCATAAGACACACCATGATAGCTTAGGAAATTAGCCAGGCCCAGAAGTCCGAGGCCCACCTGACGGTCCTCTTCATGATGGAGGTACTCACCGGAGTCCGAGACGCCTGTCTTGCTATGGAGCTCGCACAGCTGGGACATACCTCGATTGAAAGCGGGCACGAGGTCATCGATTTCGCAGGCACCAAGATTAACGTGCTCGAGTAGGCAAGTTCCTCGTGACCGCAAGTAAATTTCAAGGCACACGTTCCCGTAGATTCTCTCACCACTGGGATCGTACTTAACTTTATTGAGCCAGATGTCTCCGGCTTGAATGCCTTTAAGAATTTCTTGCTTGAAATATTCTGGCGTCTGGTTCCACCACTCTTCAGTGATGTCCAGACACTTTTTAATCCAGGGAAGTTCATGACGGGGAGCGGTAACAAATTCACGGGCATCGGGGTGGTTGAGGTCTAGGTGAGCAACCACTGCTCCATTCTTGTAAACACCACCGCGACGGAGAATTTCATTGAGGGTGGAGTAGATCTTTGCGAAGGAAACTGGGCCACTAGCCACAAGGCCCTTTCCATTCTCCTGCCCACGGGGGCGGAGCTTAGACAGGTGAACAGCGCAGCCCGCTCCATAGCGGAGAGCATGGGACACGAATCGCCAAGAGGCTTCAATTCCATTGGGTCCTTCCATTGTGTCTTCAACTACGAAGACGGTGCATGATACTGGCAGGCGGGACTCACGATTGTCCAGCCAAGATTGAACCCGGCCAGTGCGGGCGATGAGCTGCTTCTCAGTCATTTAGTAGGTCTTCGAGGTAAGGTGGTTTGTAGTTTGATCCCTTTAGGACCTTCCCGTCTTCACGCCTGAGAGGCTTTCCGTCAACGAGTTTAGATAGGTTGGAGGCATACACCCTATCCAAGGCTTCATCCAGCTCCCAGCCCCTTGCAGCGGCATACTGGAAGCATACATAGACGAGGTCGGCCAGCTCCTTCAGCTGTGCTTCCTCTGTCTCTTCGTCTAAGGCGTATTCCCACTCGGCATACTCCTCAGAGATCAGCCTCCTCTGCATGGCAAGGACATGTGCATCCTTCGACGCACATGGTTGCTCCATTGTTGCTCTGAAGATCAGGGCTTGGCCCATCAGGTCGGGGTGCATGGATCTCGGTTTGGATAAGTTTGTGGATGTAGGCTTGTGCTTTGAGCAGGTCGTCGAAGCGAGACTCCTCACTCTTGTTACCAGCTCGGCAGATGTACTTGACAACATTGCCTTCCAGGAAGTTTAGATCCTGATCGACGATGAAGTCCCAAACTTGGATCTTACCAAGCTGATAGTGGTCGGGGTTCCATTTAGTCATGAGTTCTCCAGTACATCGAGTTCATCAGTCACCTTCTGTAGGAAGGACTCCATCCAGGGTTCCCAGATGGTGGCCCTACAGGGGAGGCTGGTGTGGCGGTAGGCTTTCTTAGCGATCAAGGTGTGCTTGATATAAGAGAGCTCATTCTTCGTTAGTCTCATTTAAGTCTTTGCGGATTTGCTCGGCCATCTTGAGGTACTTGTTGGTGTTCCTCTTCATCCAGTAGACATCCCACTCAAGCCGAATGAGCATGGGAATCTTGATCAGCTCTAGTCGTACAGCAGCAATGAGGATGCAGCACAACTCCTTAAACCAAGGGTCCAGCTCTGCGTAGAGCCAGCCCACTAGGACCAGGAGGATGGTGGGGTAGAGAATCAGGAGCATTTGAGGATAGGCAGTTGGTTTTCATGGTCCCAGTTATCGACTTGCAGGATGCGGGCTAAGTTGAAGTTGCGGACAGCGTCCTCTTCGGTTAGGTCTGCGTCTTTGAACGCTTTAACCACTGCTTCCCAGTAATCACCTTTGCAAGCATCCAGGAGAACACCAGCCCTTTTAGGACCGATGCCTGGACAACCAGCATAACCATCTGTGCTATCACCGGTAAGGGTCTGCTCGTAGAGCTTTCTCTCGGCAAGTGCAGGGGTCTGAGTGAACTCATCTTTCAGGTTGTAGATACGACAGGGGATCTGTTGCATGTCCTTATCAGGGCTGATGAGTACGAAGTTCTCGAACTCACCTGATGTAGCAGCAATACCAAGGGCGTCATCAGCTTCCAGTCTTGGAAGGAGACGACTAGGCCAGTTACTCATAGCCCAGTTCTTGAGCTTCAGGTAGCCAGCAGGCTTACGCTTGGTCCTGTTACCTTTGTAGCTGGGATCCACATCCTTACGGAAGTTCTCCCGGTCAGTGAAGAAGAGAACAACATCATCTGACTCGAACCGAGTGCAGAGGTCTTTGATCTCAGACTCCACACGGCGCTTGCCTTTACGGAAGTCTCCAACAATGACAGTGAGGTCTTCGTTGTACTCGTGTTCCTCTTCGGCAGCGGAGGATGCCCTATAGATGAAAAAGTCAGCATCAATCAGCAGGGTGGGTGGTTTCATTTGGTGGTGTAGTAGCGGTTATCAGTAGACCAGAAGTTGTCCCAGCCAGGTGGTGTGCGGTCGTGTCCCCAACTGACTTTCCAGTTAGCGATGTCTCCGTCAGGGGTAACCTCAACAGGCCACACCCCAACCTCCTTGACGTGACTACCTTCCCGTCTCCACCTATTGGTTTGGTGGTTCCAGGTGCTGGTCTTCACATCGATCTCAATGATACCCAGGGCGGGGTGCTTGAGGATGATGTCAGTCTTACCCGTGCTGTTGATGTTGGGGAACACCTCACACCCTTTCCAGGAAGCGAGGAGGTATACCCACTGCTCGGAGAGATCACCAAGCCTGCTGCGATTAATGGCAGTCAGACCAGTTTGATCCTGTTTGGTATTCAGAGTCGAGTTGGCACCTGAAACCGAGACTACGCTGGACATCGTGCATTGCTTGGGTGATAAGATCCCCGACACGCTTGATGTCTTCCTCTTTAATGCTGAGTTGCTGCTCGTCATGAACAAAGGCTAGTGGTGTGAAGTCGATGCCAGCCTCATGCAGGAGCTCATGGGTACGGATGACCCAGCGCTTGCAGATGATGGCACCAGCGGATTGAAGTAGGTAGTTGAGAGCGGCGTGCTCCTTACCCATCAGTCGGATAGGTCTTCCATCGAGTCCACGAAGAACCCCAGTTGACGCTCTTGCTTTGACAGCTGCGGACAACTCTTTGAACCCATCAAGGCCATCAAGAATTCGATTTCGGATATCACCACCTCTCTTACTAGCACCAGACTTTGAAGCCCCTGCAGTAAGGCCCAACTTAGTATTGCCACCACCATAGATAAGGCAATAGGTGACTGATTTACCTGACTTACGATCTGTTCCATAGATGTTTGATAAGTGAGTGTGAATGTCGCCTTCAACTACTTCCTTGGCGAACTTCCCACCATCGAAAGGAGCAAGGTAGTGACCAAGGCAGCGGAGCTCAAGCCCGCTAGCGTCACTGCCAAGCTGGATGCGGTTTGAACCTGGTCCAAAGAGGGCACGGTATTCAGAAGCAGAGGGGACTTGTGCGAGGTTGGGACCCATGTGAGCCATGCGTCCTGTGTTGGTATTGAGGACACAGCTGTGATGGATGCGTCCGTCCTTTCCAACTTTCTTGAGCCAGGCGTTCTTACCTTCGCTCAGCTGGCCTAGATGTTTTTGGAGTTCGAGGATCCTTGCGAATTTGAGAGATTCGGGGGTCCCTATTTCCTCCAAAATTTTTTCATCAATTTTTGCTCGGCCAGTGTTGGTAAACTC